AACGTATAAAGAAATGATGCAGATGCGTCGTGATATACGGGCAAAACGTGAGCGGATAATTTATAAACAACGGAGAAGGCAGCGAAGAATGTTAGATGTTTCAGCAATTATTCTTGCTTTGATGTTTTCTGGGGGAATTGTTTATGCAACGGTATCGATCATAAGGAGTGCGGGATGAAAAACATATTGGCGTTTGCGGCTATTTTGACAACGATGATTGTTTCTGCGGATACAGTGATTTTGTATGACGATGGCAGTCAGTATACGGTTGAAGATAACGAGCATATTTTTATAAGCAACTATCAAAAACTTTATTATCAACAAAGATACAGCAGGGGTGATGTGTTGTTTCATTTAACACTGCCAAATACAAAACGTGATGTTGAGTATGTTGAAAATCCAAACCCAGTGGGCAGTCACGAGTGGTGTGAGTCTCACGACCTTCATGCAAATGGCTACACCTTTGAAGATCATGCTTGGTACAAGTCATGCGATTCTAATAACGATGGTGTTTATGACCTTTGTGATTGGTATGAGCCGACAGGCATTTCGACATTTGATGAAATTGAGTGGCAAGACAAGTGTAATGATGGCGATCCTTGGGATGGCTCATAGGCTGGTATGCAGATAATGGCAGATGAAGGTTTGAAACAGGTAGCAGACACTGTATCGGTTGCAACAGGTGTTGGTGCATTGGCTGGTGTATTGCCTGCTATTAGCGCATTGTTGACGATTGTTTGGATGTCTATCCGAATATGGGAGACAGACACTGTTCAGCGCATTTTTGGGCGAGGTAAGTCGTAATGCTACAAGCATTGATTGGGCCGATAGCTAACCTTGCATCTGGTTATCTGAGCAATAAGCACGAGCAGGCCCAGGCCAAACATCAGGCCAAACTACAGGTAATACAAAATGATGCTGATTGGGAAAGTAAGATGGCTGCGGCATCAGCCAACAGCTGGAAGGATGAGTTCTGGACTATTGTTCTCGCAGTGCCGCTCTTTTGTTTGGGTTACAGCGTTGTTGTTGATGACCCCGCTATTCTTCAGCGCGTTTCTGACAGTTTTTCTGCTTTGGATACTCTGCCAGATTGGTATCAGTATTTATTATTTCTTGCAGTATCTGCGAGCTTTGGAATCCGTGGTGCTGATAAGCTGATGAAGCTCAAGGGAGGTAAATAATAATGAGTCAAGAGTTTTATGATCAATATGTGGATCCCAATGTAACATTTGCAGATATTTTTGAGTTAGTTGATTTTTTACAAGGAAAAATTGAACGAACTCCTGGCTCAAAGGGCGCCAAGCCTATTCAGTTTGCTCTTAATAAGTTTGAAGAACTACTTGCTGCCTACGAAAATGGTGATGTAACACTGCAGGACTTGAAAGATTTTGATCCTGGCGTGTTGGGCAACATGCCTCAGTGGGTAGAGTTTTTTAATAATTTTATTGCTGGAGAAGAGGGCACTGTATTTGGTTATCCAGAATCAACCGGAGAAGGCGGGGACGAGGGGGTAATTTTGCCCCCACTACTGCCGCCATTACCTACCGATGATGAAAATAATGAAGGCGATGACACTGCCGCCGGTGGTGGCGGTGGATCAGGAGGAGAAGAAGGCGGTGAGGCCGGTGCCAGTGATGATGGTGGTGAAGCCGGTGGTAGCGATGACGGTGGTGGTGATACCGGTGGTAGCGATTCTGGTAGTGATGACGGCAGTACTGACTCTGGTGGCGGCAATCTTGACCAAGGGGATGGAGAAGGGGAAGAGTCAACGCCTCAGTATTTTGAGGTTGATGAAGATGGCAATGTTTACATTATTGTTAGACCCGGAGATTTTGCAGAAGGGTCAGGTTGGGACGAAGATGGTTTTTGGACCGGTGAATGGAAAAAAATTGGCAATATATATGATGGAACTGGCGCCTGGTGGGAAGATTTTGAACCAGGTGGAATTTATGGTGAGCATGGTGAATTAATAATTAGACCTGAGTCTGATCCTGATCCTGATTCGGATGACGATGACGACGATGATGACGACACTACTGATCTTACGCCAGATCCTGATCTTTTTGGTACTGGCTTTATTGATGACGGCGGCGATGACGGCGGCGATGACGGTGGTGGTGATGACGATGGCACGGGTGGCAGTGATACCGGCGATGGCACGGGTGGCAGTGATACCGGCGATGGTTCTGACACAGGTGGAGGAGATACCGGCGGAGGAGATACTGGTGGTGGAGACACCGGTGGAGGAGATAGCGGTAGTGGAGATGGCGGTGGAGGAGATACAAGCACCGGTGGCGGTGGTGATGACGGTATAGACACTGGTACCGGTGGCGGTGATGATACTGGTGGTGGCGGTGATGATACTGGCGGCGGCGGTGGCGGCAGTGATGGCGGCGGCGGTGGCGGCAGCGGTGGCGGAAATGGCTCTGGTGGCGGTGATGGCTCTGGTGGCGATGGCTCCGGCGGTGAAGGTGACGGTGGTGATGGCTCTGGCGATGGCTCTGGTGGTGACGGCAGTGGCGATGGTCTAGGCGGAGGTGATTCAGCATTTGATCCAGATAAGCGTTCTGCATATTTACCTTTTGTTGTTCCAGATCTTTATGATGTTCCTCAAGAACGTGGAATGTTTTTATCACAAATTGGACAACCAGAATCCAGTTTAATGTTGGATGATTTTTTTATAAGAGACTTTAATCGCAAAATTAATCGCAAAAATGGAATGCTGGTATGACTTACTTAAATTTAGTAAATAATGTATTGCGTCGATTGCGTGAAGATACTGTCACTACAGTAACAAATAATACCTATAGCACTATGGTTGGTGACTTTGTAAACGATGCAAAAGAAATTGTTGAGTCAGCTTGGGATTGGTCAGCTTTGCGAACAACATCAGGATCTCCACTCACGATTACAACATCTTCTGGAGACTTTACTTATTCGTTAACTGGTAGCGGTGACAAAGGCAAAGTTTTAAATCTTATCAATGATACATCTAATCTTATGATGCAGTATCAAACACAAAATTGGTTTGATGATAAGTTTTTGGTTCAGAATCCAGCATCTGGTGCGCCTGAGTATTATACCTATAATGGTGTTGATGCTAATGGTGATACTCAGATTGATGTTTATCCTAAGCCAGATGGCGTCTACTCGTTAAAATCTAGAATTGTTATACGCAAAACAACATTGAGCAGCGATTCAGATACTCTTGCTATTCCTAGCCAGCCTGTCATTCATTTGGCAGTCGCTTTATTAGCCAGAGAGCGCGGTGAAACTGGCGGGACCTCTACAGCAGAATACTTTTCTATTGCCGATAAGTATCTTTCCGATGCTGTTGCACTGGATGCTCAAAAACACCCTGAAGAAACAATTTTCTATACACCATAGGAGCAGTCGTGGCATTACCGTTACAAAGCATTGATCTGATTGCCCCTGGGTTTAAGGGATTAAACACAGAGGATTCGCCTTTGGCACAGGACCCTGCATTTGCAGAGGTTGCTGATAATGCTGTGATTGACAAGCGCGGTCGTATAGCGTCTCGGAAAGGCATCAGCGTTCTTACGACAAATAAAACTGTTTTAGGTACTGATTATCTACACAAAGTTCATCAGTTCTATGATGATTCTGGCAATGATGTAATTTTTAGCACTGGCAACAACAAAATAATGACTGGTACAACTACGCTGGTCGATGTTACTCCAGGTTCATATACAATAAATGCTAATAACTGGAAGATTGTTAACTTCAACAACAAGGCATATTTTTTTCAGAGAGGTCTAGAGCCGCTTGTTTATGATAATGCAACAGGATTGCGGACATTTGGTACGGTTACTGGCACAACAACAGCAGCTACGCTTAAGTGTAATGAGGCTATAGCATCGTTTGGGCGTTTATGGATAGCAGATAATGCATCTGAGGCTCAAACAGTATATTGGTCTGACTTGTTGGATGGAGTTGATTTTACTGGTGGCTCAAGCGGCTCTATAAACGTATCAAAAGCATGGCCTGATGGCCATGATGTGATTGTTGGTCTGGTTGCCCACAACAATTTGCTTGTTATTTTTGGTGAGCATAGCCTTTTGGTTTATCAGAACGCCGACACTCCTGCTGTAATGAGCTTAGCTGATACCGTTTCTGGCATTGGCGGCATTGATAGAGGCTCAATACAGTCAATGGGGACAGATGTATTGTTTTTGTCTGACTCTGGGCTGCGTAGCCTTGGCAGAACAATACAAGAAAAGTCTTTGCCACTATCCGATTTAAGCAAAAATGTAAAAACAGACCTAACTTTACTTGTTGCTGCCGAAACAGACCCAATCCAATCTGTATACAGCCCTGAAAACTCATTCTATTTACTTTGTTTTCCAAGCCAGCAAACTGTTTTGTGCTTCGACCTTAAGATTAAGCTAGAGAATAATGCTTATAGGGTTACTCGGTGGACATCTGTTAAGCATAAATCCTTTGGACGAGACAAGGATGGGACACTTTACATTGGCTCTACTGATGGAGTGGGCAAATATGATGGGTATAAAGACAATACCTCTACATATCAGTTTAGATATACCAGCCCTGGCCTGACGTTTGGCAGTCCTAGCAGAACAAAGCTAGTAAAAAAGATTAGGCCCACGTTGGTAGGCTTGAATGATGGAACGGTATTCGTTAAGTGGGCATACGACTTTAGCACTGCGTTTAAAAATTATGAGATCAATATTGGAGATCAAAATCCAGCATTTTTTGGCACAAGCGAATATGGTGTTGGTACGTTTACTGGGGGTTTGTTAGTAACAAGAACGTCTGTGCAAGGCAGTGGTAATGGTGCTGTCGTAAGCATAGGGCTTGAATCAAGCATTAATGGTGCTGTGTTATCAATACAGGAAATTAACGTGTTAGCGTTGGTGGGCAAAACAATATGAGCAATTACAGCAAGACAACAAACTTTGGTGCTAAGGATACATTGCCCTCTGGCGACAGCGCCAAGATTATTCGGGGTAGCGAGTTTGATACGGAGTTTGATGCAATAGCTGTTGCATCTGCAACAAAAGCTGATCTTGCTTCGCCTACATTTACGGGAACCGTAACGGTGCCAAACTTGTCAATTACAGGCAACCTGGTTGCTAACATAGGAAGCTCTGATGCCGTCACGATTGATGGAGGAACATACTAATGTCTATCTTTAGTGACATTGCTGGATTAGCGGCAATAAATGCAGCTTATAACAGGTTGGCAAATGTTGGCGCTTCAACTCAATCTGATGCAAATCAGCTTGCAGCTCAACTTAAAAGCGATGCTGAGTTTAAGCCCTTTGCTGTTTCTAGTGGAACTGGCAGATCATATATTGGCGATAGAGGGTCTTTAGATGTTAGGCCTACTGGTGTAGCTGCAGATATTCAAGATGCTCTTTTGGCTGAAGGGATGTTTAACATTGGCCCTGCTTTTGGTTCAAGCGCAGTAGGCAGACTTGGCGGTGAGTTTCTTGGTCGCTCTAGTGATGAGCTTGACCGTAGCTTGCCAACATTTGATGCTACTAATCAGCTTGCTATGCAAAATCTAGCGTCTGCGGGAGGCTTGTTGGACGAAGCAACAATGAGTCCAATGGCAAGAGAGCAGGCTATTTTTGAGCGTATACGTGCAGCTCAATCTCCAGAGGAGCAACGACAGCGTTTACAGCTAGAGGAGCGTCTTGCATCTCAAGGCAGACTGGGCGTTTCAACCAACCTATATGGCGGAACACCAGAGCAGTTAGCTCTTGCTAAGGCACAATCAGAAGCGCGAAATACGGCTATGCTTCAAGCCATGCAACAAGCGCAGGCTGAGCGTGAATTTGCTGGTCGCCTGGGCACTCAGCTTGCAACCACGGGCGCTGGTTTAGGACGATCTGCACAGGATTTATTAGCAGGCCGACAAGCGCGTGGGCTTCAGTTGGGTCAGGCAGGACTAGGAATGCTGAGCGGCCAGCAGGCGCTTGAGACAGATCAATTGAGGAGAGCTTTGGCGGCAACGCAGGGTGCGTTTATTCCTCAGTCAGCGGCTCTTGACGTTACTCAGGCGGGGCTTACCGCTGGTGGTATGGCGCAACAGGCACAACAGTTTGGTGCTGGATTGTTTGGTGAAGCTACAGTCACAGGAATTGAATCGTTACTTGCTTCTGGTCTTGGTCAAGGTGATCTTCTTGGTGAGGTTGGTGCTGGGGTATTAGCCGCTGGTGCAGCAAGTGACGACACAGGACTGTTTGACAAGCTTCAAGAAATTTTTTCTGACATTAGGCTTAAAGAAAATATTAAGTTTGTTGGTCGAAACCAAAATGGATTTAATATTTACAAGTGGGATTGGAATAACAAGGCTAATGAGCTTGGCGAGTTTGGCTCAGATGTTGGAGTTTTGGCTCAAGAGCTTCTTGAGACGCATCCTGAGCGTGTAAGCGTGAATGATAGTGGATATTATCAAGTTAACTATTCTGGTATTTGGAGATAAATCATGGCAAGAAGTTTTGGATCGCCTATTCCGAGAACGTCTCTTCCAAATTTAAGAATAAATAGAAGCTTGTTGACTAATCTTGCAAACCCAAGCTTTTCAAAATCAGTTGGAGAGGCGTTTGGCAAAGCAGTGCTTGGCCCCGAACTCAGGAAAGAAAAAGAAGAGGACAAAGCATTTTTTGAGGGATTGTTAAAAAGTGCTGGTGAAGGCAATACATCTGCTATTGGCAGCATGATTGCTGCAAGAGGGGCAGAAGACAGAGACCTTCCTACAGTTTTGCAAGGTATTGGCATGATGACCTCTGGTGCAAAACAGCAAGGTTTAATAGATATTGATAGCAATTTAGATATATATGCTGATCCTACAAAGTCTGCTGCTGAAAGAACTGCAGCTTTGACTCGTGCTGAAACTCTTGCTTTTTCCAACAATATAGGAATGACACCACAAAGCTTTCAGTCACTTGTGAATGGTGCGGCAACACGATTTGAAACAACCCTAAATAATCGCGCAAGGTCTTTAGTGTCTGCTAATCCACAAACAGCAGTGAGTGAATATAGGGAGTTATTTGGCTCTGAAGAAACATGGCGAGTAGAAGAGGCTCTTAAACAACAAACTGCTACACGAGCTTCAATTTCAAATCAGTCAACAGCAGCATTTGTAGCATCCCAACAACCCGATATTGCTCGTTTAGAAACTGCTATAGCACAATTTCAAAATATTCCTGTTGATCAATGGGACATGGATCAACTTAGATCATTATTTCAACAAAGATTTAATATTGCTCAGAGTATTGTGGATAAGGGCGGCGAAGCTGATCCATCAAAATTTATTGGTGGCGCTGAAAAGTTTTATGATGCTGCATACAAGGTTCAAGATGAGCGCAATATTCGCGTTCAGAATGAGATAGATACCAGGGTTGCCACTCAAAAAGCTTTACTTCACATGAATGGTGCAAATCAGAAGGAATTTACATCAGATCAATATGTAAAAATGATAAGGGATGCATCAGCAAATGCTCCTGTTAATTTATATGTTGATTGGCAAGAAAGTGATTGGGAGGATTTAGAACAGCAAATATTTGACTCACAACAAACAAAAAGAGAAAGACAAGAGCTTATTAGCAATGGCAGACTTGCAGATGGCCATGAAGAATGGTTGTCAAAATATCCAAGTTATTTTGATGGTGATGACGAGTTTACTGATGCATTAAAAACGTACAGAGATCCTAGCACATCGCCTATTGATCGAATACCAGCCGGAACAATAGTTGTAGATAAAATTAAAGCTGCTAAAGAAGAGCAGCGCCAAAACGCCAGAAGTAATGAAAATATTAAGAGACGGGCAACAGATTTTGTAAATGCTTATCTTGGTGCCGGTGATCCAGATGATCCTCGTTATAACCCTAACCTTGTTGTTGAAGGTGGGTTTATGCAGGGGGATAGTGTTTATGATGTAATTCGCAGAGATAAACTTACTGCAAGTGATCGCTATGATGATCTTGTAGCTAGAATTGGAGAAAAAATTAAAGATAATCGAAACGCCGATATGCGATCTACAGTTACGGAGGCTTTCGCAGAGCTTTATGTTAGGACTCCTGGCGAAGAGGGCGTTCAGGCAAGGCAGGCAGTAATAGACGAGCGTATGGAAATAACCAAAGAAGGCATTGCTTTGCGTCAAGAACAACACAAAAAGCAAACAGGCGAGGATCTTTCTGCAGAAGAAGCCGCTATGTTAATCCAGCAGGACATGGCAAATGCTTTGCAGGCTGATGCAGATCGAATGTCAGCTGGCATTCGAAGTACTAGACAAAGAGCCATGGCTAGAGGTGAAGACTCATTTTATGCCCCATCTGTTGATGATTTGACAGAAGCTGCAAGCACTATGACAGGGCTTGATGCTCTTGATGAATTTGCTAGAGAAAATAGAGCGCGTGTAGGCAGAATTGTTCGTGGCGAGGGAGTACCTGTTTACGATAAAGCAAGAAACAACTAACTCTTTTGTAAAGGCGTTGTGAAATGGTTTTGTTAATAAAAACAAGCACTAACGCATCATTGAGGTAAAGTGTTATGGCAACCAGAAATTTGGTTGATGAATCGTCTGAGCCTAAGTCTGATTACGACAAGTGGTTTCAAGATTACTATCAAGGTTATAAAAAACGCCGCACGGAGGAGTTAACGGGTGCCGTTAGGTCTGTTGCTGGCGGTTTAACTTTTCAGCTTGCAGATGAAATAGAGGCATTGATTCGAGCAGGCTCAAAAGAAGAGGGCAACTATGAAGACGAGTTAAAGATAATTCGTGAGCAACAGGATCGCTATGAACTATTAAATCCTGGAAAAGCCTTTGCATTAGAGGCAGGGGGCGCTGTTGCAACAGGATATGGGCTTTCTCGTGGTCTTACTGCATTGGGCGTAACTAGCCAACCAATTCAGTTTGGCATTGAAGCTGGCGCATATGGTGCTGGATCAGGGGACACATTTGAGGAGCGTGTCCAGCTTTCAACAATAGGCGCGGCAAGTGGTTTAGCGTTAGGCAAGTTAATTCAAATGGCAACAACGCCATCGTCCGCTGGTGGATTAAGAACAAAAGCTGATGAACTGGCAGATGAATCTGAAGTTATTGATGATAAAGGCCAGATGCGGGCAATACAAAAAGCCGAAGAAGAAGAAATATACACAGAGGTAGACAATCCTCAGTACACCAGAAAGCCATTGCGTGATGCCCAGACTGCAGGCGAGTTATTTGATGGCATGATTGGTGCTGTTAAAAACTTCTACGATGACAAGTTAACTGGTGTTTCTGACAGGCTTATTCGTAGGGTAAGCGCTCAGGTTGGCGCTAGGTATCAGCGCGCAGATGAAACCGCCCTGCGCGTTATTAACAAAGAGCTTGATGGTTTATCTAAAGAACTTGTCCCTGTAATTAAAGTAATTAATGAAAGTACCAGAGCTAAAGGTGTACTGCTTGACTTTGCGGCAGGCAAGCTTGGCAAAAGTTTTGATGATTCTATTGTACGCCTAGAAAAAGAACTTTCTGAAGAATTAAATACTGAGCACATGGCATTGCTTAAACGCTATATTGGTTACAGTAGTAGAAAAAATCGAGAGCTAAACACTAAGGTATTTGGAGCAGATTTTACACGACAAAAACAAACGGATTTTTCTGGTAAATATACATCTAGACTACTTTCTATTATTGGGGCGAAACCACAAACATCTACTTTAGTTGATGAAGTGTTTAATGCAAGTCAGCTTACCAATCGATTTGAACTTTTTGATGATTTAGGTATAGATGTTAACAACATTAAACAGCTTAACGATTTTAATCAGTCAATAAAAGAGTTAGAAAGCTTAGGGGCTTTAAGAGAATCAGGGGGACTTATTGCTTTTAGGGGGCTGGCAGACGCAACAGAGCCAACATACTTGCATACTCGTAACAGAGGCTATCGTGACAGGCTCAAAGAAAAGGGCATGACTGACGCAGAGATCGAGAAGATGTTTGAAGATCCTGCGTTTGAACAACGAACGCGCGGCTCATATCTTGATGAAGCAGACCCACGTCGACCTGATCCATCTGAGTATGAAAATCCTATTCTTTCTGATATGCGCCGCATATTCAAAATGCAGCGGTTAGCGGAAATACAGCGCAAGTTTGGCGTCCGCATTGATGATTACAAGCAAGGCCCTCGCAAAGACGAAGCACTAATGCGTTCTTCTGTGCCTGTGTTTTTAGGCCAACGCACTGGAGAAATGGCAACTGATCCTATATTGCTTACCCGAAACTATCAGAAAGCAGCTACTGATCCATTGACGCCAGATGAGTTTATGGATGCGTTTGAGTTAACGCTCCGCAACAAAGGAATTAGCGATGAAGGCGCGGCATTTGCTAGAAAGGAAATTACCGAAGCTATAATGGGGCAAGCTAAAACCCCGCACCCATTAATTCAGGCCGCAAACTCCCTGGCGTATGCGGTTACTCTTGCTGGCCCTATGTCTGCCATATTAAACCTTGCTGATATTCCAATGCTTGGAGCAAAGTATGGCGGCGGTGCAGTAAGAGAAGGGCTAAAGGTGGTTAGCCCATTTAAGAAGCCACCTAATGCTGATCTTGAGAAAATGGGGTTGAACAATCAAACATTTGGTGAATTTGTTAATTTAATTAACGATCAGATTGATAACCAACAGGGGTTTATGGCTCGTACTGCTGAGCTAATGAGGAAGGGTACTGATTTTATGATGCGTGGCTCTGGCTTTGCCGCTATGGACCGAGTTGGTAAACGGGGCGTCATGCGTGGTGTTCTTAAAAATGCAACAGATAATGCAAAGGCTGGCAAACTTGCAGATAATTGGGGTTTTTATTTTAACAAAACCGAGCTAGATATTCTTTCTGACCAGCTACAAAAGCATGGCATGGATTGGCAAAATTACACGGGCCGTGGGTCTGAGTTAATAGAGGAGTTAATGTTTGCTGGCCTTGGTCAACAACAGCTAATTAGTGCGGCAGGCAGACCGGCGGCATGGGCGCGCCATCCAAACCTCCGACCCCTGTGGGCGTTGCGAGGCTTTGTTATTAAGCAACAAGCCCTCGCCTTGCGAGAGGTGATGGGGAACATCAAAGCTGGCAAGCCAGAAGAAGCAGCTAAGTTTCTCGGGCGGTACGCAGTTTATGGTGCTGGCGGCTACGCAGTAATTAATGAGGGACGGCAGTTTATTTTTGGCGATGGTGAAGCTTCATTTGGTGGTTTAGCTCGTGGTTATGGTGATGCTGTTGCATCGTTGTTAACAGCCAACACCCTTGGAATGAATGACTATCAGTTTGGTCAAATGAAAACTATCGGCATTTTGCCAACTTTTGCATTAGGTTTAGAGCCAATTGCTACTAGCAGGGCGCGAGATTTAATTAGTACCGGCATTGAGGTGCTTGATAAAGAACGCCCACCACAAGCTTTGCTTACAGAAATTCCATTTTTTAAACAAAGTTTAAGAGCTGGGCGAAATATATCAGAGTTGCTGGATGAGCCAGAAGCCCAAAGTATGTTTGAGGAGGCGCTTCGCCAGCGTAATGACTAATTCCAACTAATAATCTCATAGGTTGGATCAGCCTCAGCTTTTCTAAACTCTGCCCTGTAGTGATTGCTTATTTCTTTTCGCAGTAGCTTGTTAGTTTTTAGAATAGCATTAGCTTTTTCGCGCAGTATGTCCATGTGACCTCCGCCCCAGGTCTTGAGCAGGAAGTCGTGGAACTCTATTGGGTTAGCTGTAAAGTATCTGTGGTGGTATCGACATAGCGTGATAGCATTGTCCATGCTCCACCTGACAGACTTCTTGGCCCTGCCGTAGATGTGAGCGCAGTCAGTGCCTTCTCCGAAACAGTAAACACAGCGGTGCTGGTCACGATGCCGAACACACTTGCTGAACCAATCATCACACGCTTCACGTTTAACACCCACGTTAGGACTCCTTTACTTCGCTTGGAAATGGCACAAGCATTCCTTTGTGTTCTGCAAGCCACCTGACAAGCACCTCAGCGGCTTCGCTAAGCTCCCTTCCAGATAACCCTGCTGTAGATTTTTTGTCGTACATAGCCTTAATGATAGGCTTGTACAGCATTTCTTTTACTAGCACCTCAGTAAACGGCACATCTACTTCGTCGTTAAACGGGTGCGTTGCAGAGTAGCCGCCTTCATTAAGCTTTTCAGCTATCTGCCGAAACCACAGGTGCATGGCATTGTTTTGCTTTTCTGTTCTGCCAGCTGGCTTGATTGAGTACAAGTGATGCTCACCGTTCTCAAGTGCCAGAGTTGCAAAGTTAACAAAAAACTCCAGTTTGTTTTTGTGGTCAACCAACCACTGATGTCCATCTGTCATACAGCACTCCACCATTCGATGATTTGAAAACCTATAGTTAATAGGATGACGCCCAGCAGGGCCATGATATGTTCGCCTAGCTCGTCCATTTTAGAATGCCCAGAATGCCCAAGATGCCCAGCCAGCCCAAGAATTAGGGGGCGGGCAAGGGGAACCCGCCCCGTAAAACATGGGCATGCAGGACAATCTGGGCACTCTGGGCAAACTGGGCAAACTAGAATGACTGCCAGCGATAGAACTTTTTGCCATGTGCGCCTCGTCTTTCTAGTTGAAGATAGTTATCTTTAAGTAAGTCTATGCAGGTTCGTAATGTTTTGCGAGAACATCCGTTAGGATTTACCTCATCATCATTAAGCAACCCGAACAGGTCAGATTGAGAATATGATCTGCCATCTTTCATCACACTACTCAGCAGAACAAACTCATCCTCATACTTGCTCAGTGCTTTGCCAATATTGATTTGACCTTTCTGTTTGTTCTTAAGATCTGATATTTGATCGGGTGACATAAACTGTACGGAGTCAACGGATTCTTCATAGCTAATCAATGCTCCAGTCTGCTTATATTTAAATCCACCCTCAAAGCTGATTTGACTACGATCCTTTTCATTAATTACTAAAAGCTCTTGATGCTCCGCGAACTTGTCATTGAGTGGGTCAAGTCCAAACATATTGTCAACGTCAGCTTTCAGGTCACCTACACCTTCATAGATCAAGCGACCATCCATTGTTCTATGCTTGTTGCAGTGGCCTAGCAAGATCACTGTGCCACCGGCGGCGGCGAACTCTCTGAATACATGCAGAACTTCCCGCATATCAGCCTTGTTTAAAACCGGAGCAAACTTCTTGAGCGTGTCACAGATCACGATCTTGCCATCGGCCTCACCCTCCTGTCGGATAGCAGATAATAAGCGGAGTGCGTCACCCGTATTCCGTAGCCCAGGATCTGGCGAGGTCGCCAACGTCACCATCGTCATGCCGTGTTTGTGACCAAGCTTTGCCTTTTGAAGTACGCCTTTCGCACCGTCATCTTCATTGAAGTAGATGACATCAGATCCTTTGATGAGATTATTACGGATTGATTGAAATAGGTTGCCAAGTATCCAGACCGTTTTGCCTGCACCACTGGGCGCATACACCAAGGTCACAGTGCCTGTCGTAATCATGCCAGGAATCACATCCCGCTCTTTGGCAAGCCGATCCTCTAGCTCTTGGATTCTGTCGTTGATAGC